TTAACAAATCATTCCTGTTATATTTTTTTGATGTATCAATTAATTTATATTTTAAACATAATTCTATTAATTCTTTATCACTAAAATTATTAAAATCTATCCCATTTAATTTCATATAATATATATAATTAAACTTATCTTAAAATATAAACTTAATATATACATGGAAATATGGATGAAATATGCATTAGTAGCGGCTATTTTCATTGCCGTGAGAGATATATTTTCTAGTAAAATTGCCAGAAAATATAATTATATAGATTATATTATTCATGCAAATATCTTAGTATTCATAGGAACAATTATTTATGTTGTATTTACAAAAAAAAAAATTAAAATAATAGATAATTATAGTGATTTATTAACTATTATTTTTAGATTATTTATAGTATATTTAATAGTTGAACCATGTATATTTAATGCCTTTAAAAATACAACTAATCCATCAAAAGCATCAACTGTAATTAGTTTAAATTTATTTATATTATTTATTCTAACTATAATTTTTTTTAAAAAAAAAATAAATTTTAAACAATTTATGGGAATATTATTAATTTTAGGAGGATTTTTTTTTATTAGATGAAGTACTTTCCCATTTTTTTTTATTAATTTCAATACACTTATTAATATCAGTTTTTATAGGTTTTGTATTTTTTTTCCAATCCATTAATAAAATATCATTATTATGACACAATAAATCATAGGGAGTCGGTTCAAAATCTTTTTGTTGACCGTGTGTTGCACTCATTATTGATGCCAATATTGATTGAAATGATTCATATTGTGTTTCACCTTCCGTTGGTTGAACACATAATTTTGAAAGTGGTTCATTATAATCATCATCGCTATCATTATGATAACTAAAATAAATCATAGTTCGTTTATTCTTTGTTCCCGTTACTAATGGATTATCAATTATATAATCTTTTATCATATCAATTTGTTCATTAATCAATCTAAAATCTTTTAAATATTTTTCACAAGTAGTTCTTTTTTTTATTCCTTTATTAGGATCTTTTATTTCATCATTAAAATAATATTTAAATATTTTCATAATTTCTTTATCAGATTCTATTAAATCTAATGTTTTTGTAGCACACACCTGAGTATTATGTGCTAACTTGTTAAATTTATCAATATCTACTGGTGAAGAAGTAGTTTGTTTACCCACTTCTTTAAATTCGGATATGTCATCAATAGTAATAAAGTAAGCAAACATTTGACAAAATCCTTGTGTGTTTTTAGATTGAAATAAATCATATGGATCAAATACTTTACCATTCATAAGTGATTTATAATGAGTACAAGAAGATGGTTTGTAAAATATAATTTTTTCCATTTTATTATATAATATAATATTATTTTATATTGTTTAATCAAATTTAAAAGTCATATTAATATATTATATTAAATAATTATTTCTTTTTTGTTGTTCGGTCGTCTTCTTCTTGATTTCTTTTTGGGGGGTGTTTTTCTTCTTGGTTTTTTTTGCGATGATTTTTTTTTGGATGGTTTTTTTTTGGATGGTTTTTTTTTTTTAGTATTTCTTTCATGTGTTCTCCTTCTTCTTCTTCTTTTAGATGGTGGTTTTCTTCGAGTCCTCTTTCTTTTTCTGTATACTTTAGCACCTTTACCACCTTCTGATGATTTAAGTATAAATGTTTTAGCTGGTTTAACAGGGATACCCCATATATCAAATGCTTTAATACCAACCTGTAAACAAGGTGTATCACATGTATCACTTTTTCTTGTAAATGGAACTTGTTCTCTATATATAATATATAAATCGGGTGGATTGAAAGTTGGTCTTCTCCATCCAGCAATACTGTTTCTAACTCTTTCTTGTAATGCAGATATAATATCTACAACTGGATTGATTGGATTACCAGTATCATCAACCATAACAACTTCACAACTTCCATCATTTAAATTTCCTGGATTAGGATTAGAAATATTTCTTATTCTATCAGTAGACATTAATCTATATTTAACATTATTAACACCAAAAGTAATTGTATTACCGTTTAAATTCGTGTGAAGATTAGGATTATTTTGTTGTTCTGCTAATATAGTTTCATTAATAATATTCATATATCCTTGACCGATTAAACTATTTAACCACCCATCATCCGGAGATCCAGGTTCTATTGATAATGATATAGTTATATTAATATTTCTTTGTTCTAAAGATAATCCATAAGCATTTACAAATACAGACATATTAGGTATACCATCAAATTCATATAATTTAGTACTATTAAAAGAATTACACATTGTTGGTGGTGCTGTATCTTGTAGTATAGGTTGTGGTATTTCAGGTGCTACTTGTTCAACTGGTCTATCTGATTCTCTCAATTCACCAGCCGGTATGTCAAGTAATTCTGTGAGAGACCTGGCTTCATCACCTGGTGTATTTTCTTGTGGATCAGCTGTTGCAACAGATTCAGCACTAGCAGGCATAACGGGTGATGGTAGTTGTTCTTGTTCTTGTTCTTGTTCTCTATTAGAAGCATTAGACAATATTCTTTCTAAATCATCACGATCTTCTGATGCTGGTGATACTGGTGGTGATGGAAAATCACTTTTTGCACTATGAAATCTTTCTAAATCAGCACCATCATCGTCATCATCGCTATCATCAGAACGTTGTCTTTCAAGAGATAAATCAACAGGTTGTCCGTGTTGTTCTGGTTGTTCTGGTGTTCCACGAACTAAACTTTCATCATAATCTCTTTGTGTCCTTACATCATCATTATAAGCATATATCCATTGACTTGCTTTTGTGTGATCACTAATACCATTACCTGCTAATAAAGATAATACTGTTGACCGGTCATCTGGATTATTTACATCTATACCGTTTGGATATTTATCTTCAATAACTTTAATTCTTTTACAAGTTTTTCTATCACAATCATACGATTCATGACCACAATTATTTCTTCCACTTGAACTAAAAGGCCACCATCCGCCGGCATTCTGTTGTGAAATTTTACATGACATTATATATATTGTATTATATTATTTTTTTTTGCGTAATGTTTTTTTCTTTGACCCTTTTTCCAATGAAGAATATTTATTTAATATACTTTCATAAATTTTATAACATTCGTCTGGTGTTAATCTTTCTTTATAATTTAACGCACACATTTTTGAGAATAAATCAAATATTTCTTTTAAAAATTCACTTTTATTTATATGTTTAATAACATTAAAATCAACAAAAAGATACGGTATTAATAATCCTAAACTAAATATATCTATAAGAGAGTTAAGTCCAGTATGATTGTATTTTTGTTTTTCACTTAATAATAATTTAATATGATCTTCAAAATTATTCTTTAATAATTTATGAATTTTTTTACCTTTTTCATAGTGTTTTCTAAAACTTGTTGTTTTAAATTTAAGTAATTCAGCTAATAATTCTGGTTGTGAAGCATATGAATATAAATATTCCATAGGATACCATAAATATATTCTTTTATTATTAAATTCAGATAATGATCTTGTTTTAAAATGATTATCATCTGATAATTTTGATGCTAATCCGAAATCTATTAATTTAAAAACACCTTCATGAATAACTATATTTTGAATCTTAATATCTAAGTGAACTATTTTTTTTTCATGTAATACCTTTAAACCAAAAAATAATGGTTCCATTTTTTTAAATAAAATATACATACTTTTCTCAAAAGATTTAGTTGTTTTACATTTTAAGACATTATCAACAAAATAATCTTCAAATGTAATCCCACCATAGTCACCTATCATCATATGATTAGTTGAATTAAATTTATCTTCATATTCTCTATCCATACATTTTAAAATATCTTTATCATAGTTTTTTAAAATATTATTATATTCAGGTGCGGAACAATACTTATCATAAATTAAAGCCCATTTTGAATGACCGTTGATTTTACGAATTAAATCATTTATTTTTTTTTCTCTTTTAAAATATTTATCAGATTTTGAACCATAAACAATTTTTGAAATTTTTTCTTTTGTGATATCATCTTTAGAATTTTTACATGGTATATTTGGATGAAATATACATGATGAAGAACCTGTTGCTAATATTTTTGCACCTTTTTCATTATTTTCTTCAATAGTTGAGTCTATATTTTTTTTTAATAAACTTCCACCTTCCATATATATATATATTATATTTTGTTAAATTAATAAAATTAAAATATATTTATGAATATTATGGATAATAATAATTCAATTTTTGTTCAAGCTAAAATAGAGTATACAAAACAATTAGTTAATACTTTAAAACCTCATATGTATGACGGTATTAAATCTATATATGATGATTCAAAAGAAATATATAAAACTAATTCATCAACATCATTATTATTTGTATTCAGAACATTATTAGAAAAAATTCCTGAATGGAATAATGAATTAATTGTTAATGAAACTGATAGAATTATAGAATCTTCTAAATGTGATTGGTTAGATGAATTAGTTTCAGCAGTTTATATTAGTCATACAAAGATTTTAATGTCTATCGGTAGTAATAATAATAATAAAATTAATTTAACTATTCCTAAATTAATAAATTTTATTCATAAATGTTATATTAATATTGCAAGAGAACTTTGGAAAAACCCTTTATTATTTTCAGAAGATATATCNGGATTTGAATATCAAAAAAATATTAATGTTATAGAAAATATTATTTGCGATTGTATAGAAAATACTATAAGAATTTCTTTACCCGTTAAAGAAATATTAAAAGAGCATTTAGATTTAGATAGTAATAAATCTTCTAATAAAGAAAGTGCTTTATTGAATGAATTAAAAGAATTATTAATGAAAAATCAAGAAAAATCTAATGATAATGATGAAGAAGAACAAGAAAAAGTAATAGAAGGTAATGAAGAAGATGAAGAAACAGTTGATGATAACGAACAAGAACCGGATAATGATGAACCAGATAGTAATGAATCAACTGAACAAATAGAAACAACTATAAACTATGAATCACCTGATGAAGATGAAATAAATCAAAAATGTGAAAATATTGAGATAAATGATATACCTGATATTAATGTTCAAGAAGGTACTTCCGCAGAACAAGTTTATGATAATCCAGATATAATTGATAATTCAGCAGAAGATAATAATGCATTATATGAAAAATTAATCAAAATAAATGAAACTAATAAATCAGAAGAACCATCAATAGAAGTTCCCGTTATAGTTTCAAAAATAGAAGATAATAAAGAAACAATTGAATCTATTATAGAACCTAAAAAAGAAGAAACTATTGTAGTTGAAGAAAATTTATCAGTAGAAGAAAAACTTAAAAAAGAAGAAGATTCTAGAAAATATGATAATTCAACTAATGGAAATATAGTTGATATTACAAAAAATGTATCTGATAATGTTAAAAAAGTAGATGATCCTATTGAAATAACTGTAACTGATAAGAAAGAAGAAAAACCATTATCATATTTAGAAGATGAATTTGAAAAAGAAGTTATTTCAGTTGATAAAATAAATGATGATGATAATGAAACAGTTGATATGTTTTATGATGATTTAAAAAAAATGAGTGATAAAAAAGGATTAACTATGGATGCTGTTGATGAAAATAAATATACATTATTTGATGATTTAGATTAAATCTATATATTTTTTTATATTATTATGTTATAAAAAATGAACAATAGTATTGTAATGGATATAATTATAAGTTTGAGTTTAATCTTTATTTATTATATTTATTGTAAATTTAGCAAAGATGTTAATGAATTAAAACCTAAAAATATGGCTGTATTATTTGTAATTAATATGGTTGTACTTAATGTAATTAAGTTATTATTTTCATGTAATGTATCAGCAGTAGATAATAAATGTTCTATACCATTTCATGATAAACCACCTTTTTAAAAATTATAATATAAAATCTATTAAATTATTAATTGAGTAATATTACTGTATTTATATAAATTCTTAGGATAATATAAGTTACTGTATGAAGAAATATTATTATTGT